TTATTGTGGGTAACGTATCTTCTCCGGAAGATGCAGCAGGTAGTGTAGCTACAGTTACAGATGCAGATACTATTTCGTTAGTAGCTAGTAAAGCTGTTCATGGAGATTTTGTCCATGTATGGTCTGACGGCACTAACTGGTATCTAAACGGACAGTGTAAAGTTCAAGACGGAATTACAACAACTCAAGCGGGTTAGTAATACAGTCTACGGTATTAACTGATACCAACTGGAGGAGTTTTAGGATTCCTCCCCTATTTTAAAAGGAGACAAAATGAAAGGCGTAAAGCATTATAAAAAAGACGGAACAGAACATAAAGGTAGTTCTCATAAAATGCCTAATGGAGATTTACATACAAATAAATCACACACTAAAACAAGTGTAAAACTTTTTCATTTTAAAGATTTAAGTAAGACAGCAAAAGTAAAAGCTAAAGGTAAAAAGTAATGGCTACAACATATTTAGATTTAACAAACGAAGTACTAAGAGAATTAAACGAAGTTGTTTTAACTTCTGTTAATTTTGATAGTGCAGTAGGCTTACAACAATTTGTAAAAGATTCAATTAATAAATCTATATTTGATATAGCTAATGACGAACCACAACTGCCTTTTTTATCCCAAGGCGTTAGTGGAGGCACAGACCCTTTCTACGGGAATGTAACTGTTGCATCGGTAGCAGGAACTAGATGGTATACATTAAAAGCTGATAGCTCTAGTATTGCTACAGATTTTTCATCAATAGACTGGGATGATTTTTATTTAACAACAATAAACGTAAGTGGTGAAACAGCCCCTTTTGTTTCTAAAGGTTTAAAATTCTTATCACTAGCTGATTGGAAAAGATATTACAGAGATAGTCAAAATGCAGACGATGCATTAGGTTCAGACGCAGGACACGGTGAACCTACTCATGTTATAAAAAGCCCAGACCATAGAAAGTTTGGACTAAGCCCTATACCCGACAAGGTTTATAATGTGCACTTTTATGCTTTCGCTAAACCAACAAGTTTGACAGCTCACGGTGATAGCATAGTATTGCCTGAACAATATAGTAATGTAATAACTGCAAAGACAAGATATTATGTACATCAGTTTAAAGAAAATATTCAACAAGCAGCTTTTGCACTTGATGAGTATAAAAAGAATATGAAGACTATGAAGTCTAATTTAATTAATCCTACTCCCCGTAACATGACAGACGATAGGACTTATTTCTAAATGCCGGCAGCACAACCATTTTCAGTAGCTTTAGTCGGTGGACTTGTTAAGTCTACTAACTCTTCAGCACTACTAAAGACACCCGGAGTTGCTACTAAGTTAAGAAACTTTGAAGTATCTGACGAAGGTACTTATAGAAGAATAAATGGATTTACTTTGTTTGGAGATACGTTACCTAATTCTTCAGAAGACATAGAAGGTTTAGTAGTTTATGCAGATGGTTTAATAGCTGTAGCAGGAAACGATGTATTTTTTAGTCAAGATGCAGAAAGTACTTGGTTACAATTAAATAAAGAAAGTGTTGCATCAGGCGGAGATAACTATTCTGCCTTTACTGGTAGAGGAGAATTATCTTTAACAGGTGTAGACCAGTGTGAGTTTGCTATTTTTGAAGGTCCGTCTGATTACGGTGAAGTAGTTATAACAGATAAGAGTGGTAATAATAAACCTTTCTTATTTAAAATGACTGGAACAAGTGCAGACGTAACTGCTAGAACTTTCTTTACAAGTCAGATAACTATTAGTGGTGATACTACAGCTAAGTTTTGTACGATACATGACCAGCATTTAGTAGTAGCTGGAGACCCTAGCACACCTAACACAATTTATTATAGTAGTACTAATGACATAGATAGCTTTAGTGGCTCTGGTGCAGGTAGTATTACTTTAGAAGATAAAGTAGTAGGATTAAAAAGTTTCCGTAATGAACTATTCATATTTTGTCGTAACTCAATATTTAAACTACAGAACATAAACAACGCTAGTACTATTGCAGTTGTACCTGTTACTAAAAACGTAGGTTGCTTAGACGGTCAAACAATCCAAGAGATTGCTGGTGACCTTGTATTCTTAGCACCTGATGGATTTAGAACAGTTGCTGGTACATCAAGAATTGGTGACGTTGAGTTAGGAACAATTAGTCAAGCTATACAACCAATAATAAATGAGATTGCCCAAGCTTCCAGTACATTACAATTTAGTAGTGTTGTACTAAGAAATAAATCACAATACAGAATGTTTTATAGTACTACCTCAAGTAGTCAATTTACTTCAAAAGGTATTATAGGAACACTAAGAGCTAACGGATTTGAATGGTCTGAAACAGTAGGAATACAAGCACCTGCTATTACATCAGGATTTAATAGTTCAGGAGTAGAGAAATTTTTTCATGGTGATAGAGACGGTAAAATTTATAACCATAACACAGGTAACAGTTTTAACGGCACAAGTATTGAAGCAGAATATCAATCACCTGATTACGACTATGGTGACTTAGGAACTTTAAAAACTTTAGACTACGTTAAACTTGCTTTTACTCCAGAAGGAGATTGTCAGCCGTCACTTAGAGTTAGATATAACTATGACAGTTTAGATACACCACAACCTGCTGACATAGTTTTAAGTGAGATACCACAACCTGCTATTTTTGGAACAGCTATTTTTGCAAGTCAAAAGTTTGGAGCAACCGAACAGCCTTTAGTCCAACAGAATTTGACAGGCAGTGGACACAGTAATTTTTTTAAAGTCTTTAGTAACGACACTAAAGCACCATATTCAATTAACGGACTATACGTAAATTATAGACCATCAGGAAGAAACTAGGAGATATTTATAAATGGCTACTTATGTAAGACAGAGTTCATTCAGTGACGGAGATACAATCACATCGGCTTTATTCAATAATGAATTTAACCAATTAGTTAATGCGTTTAACGCAAGTTCAGGACATACCCATGATGGCTCTACAGCTGGTGATGGTGGACCAATTTCTAATTTATTTAGTAACTCTTTAGTATTTGGTACAAATGCCAATATAGATGTTGCTATAACATTTAACGCCACAACAAACGATGGCGTTCTAACATGGATGGAAGATGAGGATTACTTTAAATTCTCAGATGACTTATTAATAGACTCTACAGAAAAAGTACAGTTTAGAGATACAGGATTATATATTTATTCTAGTGCTGACGGACAGCTTGATATAGTAGCCGATACAGAAGTCCAAATAGCTGCAACTACAATAGACATAAACGGTAACGCAGATATCTCTGGTAACTTAGGTATAGGTGGAAACTTAACAGTTACAGGTACTACAACTTTTAACGGTGGTACACTTACTTTAGGTGACTCAGCAGCTGACAATGTTGTCTTTGGTGCTGACGTAGACTCTAACATTATACCAGACGATGATGGTGCATATGACCTTGGTAGCTCTACACAAGAGTGGAGAGACTTATACATAGACGGTACAGCACATATAGATACTTTAGATGTAGATGTAAATGCTACAGTCGCAGGAACTCTAGGTGTTACAGGCGTATTAACTGGTACAAGCTTAGACATCTCTGGAGACATTGATGTTGATGGTACAACTAATTTAGATGTTGTTGATATAGACGGTGCAGTTGACATGGCTACTACACTTGCTGTAGCAGGTAACGTAGACTTTAACGGTGACTTAGATGTTGATGGTACTACTAACTTAGACGTAGTAGACATTGATGGAGCAGTTGATATGGCTACAACTCTTGCAGTTGCAGGTAATGTAGATTTCAACGGTGATTTAGATGTAGACGGTACTACTAATCTTGATGTCGTGGACATCGATGGTGCTGTAGACATGGCTACAACTCTTACAGTTGGTGGTGAAATAACAGCAGCAAGTTTAGACATATCAGGAAACGTAGATATAGACGGTACACTTGAAACAGATGCACTATCTTTAAACGGAACAACAGTTACAGCTAGTGCAGCAGACATAAATTTAATAGACGGTATAACTAACGGAACAGTTATAGCAAGTAAAGCAATCGTTACAGATGCTAACATAGACATAACTGGTGGTAGAAATATTACTATTAGTGGTGAGTTAGACGCTGCAACCCTAGACATATCAGGTAATGCAGATATAGATGGTACTTTAGAAGCCGATGCAATTACTGTAAATGGTACAGCTTTGGCAAGTGTTATTGCTGGAACTACAGTAAACACTGCTACAGTAGCCACAACAGTTACTATTACAGATAACGAAAACACAAACGAAAACAACGCAATTGTCTTTACAGCCGGTGGAGACTTAGACGGTGGTAACTTAGGCTTAGAGTCTGATGGTGATTTAAAATACAACCCAAGTACAGGAACTCTTTCTGCTACTAATATTTCTGTTAGTGGTACGCTTAGTACTGTAGACTCAGTAACTATGAGTGCTAACAATGCTGTTGTATTTGAAGGTGCTACAGCTGATGCACACGAAACTACACTTACTGTTGTAGATGCTACAGCTGATAGAACAATTACTTTACCTAACGTATCAGGTACAGTTCCTGTATTAGCTGCAGCAAGTAATACACAAATTACTTCTACACCTGAAGAGTTAAATGCCTTAGACGGTATTACTGCAGTAGTCGGAGAGCTTAATGCTCTTGACATAGGCTCTACAGCTGTTGGTACAGCAGTAGCTTCTAAAGCAGTTATACTAGACTCTAACAAAGATTACACAGGTGTAAGAAATTTAACAATCTCTGGTGAGCTAGATGCAGCTACACTAGACATCTCAGGCGATATAGACGTAGACGGAACTACTAACCTAGACGTAGTAGATATAGATGGTGCTGTAGATATGGCTTCTACCCTTCAAGTTGATGGGGCTATTACTAACAGCTCTACTATAGTTTCAACTGGAAAAATTACAGCAGACGCTGGTATAGACATCGATAACATAAATATTGATGGCACTACAATAGCTTTATCTTCTGGCGACTTAACACTAGACATAGCTGGAGATATGATTATTGATGTAGATGGTGGAGCAGTTAAGCTTTTTGATGGTGGCACACAATATGCATTTTTAAACCATGGAGGCAATGATAAATTATCAATTAAAGCAACAATACAAGATGCTGATATAGGTTTTTTTGGTAATGACGGTGGTGCTGAAATCACAGCCCTCCTCCTTGATATGTCAGCAGCAGGTGCCGCTACTTTTAATGCAGGTGTTACTGCTACAGCATTAACTACAACAGGAGGTATTACAGCCTTTAGCAACTTTGTTATTTCATCAGATAGTGGGGGTGTTTATTTAGGAAAAGATAATAATAGTTCTTTAAGATTAATAACTGATAATACTACTAGATTAACTATAGCAAATGATGGTGTGTCTACTTTTAGTTCTACAGTGACAAGTACAGGACTTATTGCAAATGTTCCTACTAACACTGGGCTTACTATTAATAGTGCAGACGTAAGTGCTATCCAATTTAATGTTGCTGCTGGGAATCAAAAAAATTGGGGATTTGCTAGTACCCTTTTAGCTGCTGGAGATTTTGGTCTTTATCAGTCTACCTCAAACGGTGGAAACCCTATTACTGCTGGTGCGGCTAAACTGTATGTTACCTCCACAGGAACTGTGATTATTGGCGGAACTGCTGCCGCAGTACATGGTAATGTTGATGATTTACAAATAGGAAATGGAGTAGGTCATGCAGGTATTGGTATCCATTCAGCTAATGATGCTAATGGTGCTATATTCTTTAGTGACCCTAATAGTACATTATCAGGTCAAATAGAGTATGTTCATAACGGCGATTACATGACTTTCGTTACAGGCACAAGCACTAGAGCTAGAATTGATTCAGATGGTCTTAAATTTGGAGGAGACTCAGAAGCAGCTAACGCACTTAACGATTATGAAGAAGGTACTTGGACTCCTACAAGTGGTGTTAATTTAACTCTTAATACTGCTTGTAAATATATAAAAATTGGCAACCATATAACTTACACCTTTGATATTACTTTTGCATCTCAAAGTGATGGGAATTCTGCAAGGTTACAAAGTTTACCTTATGATTTAACTACATATAATTCAGGTTTTTGTGGTTGGCAGAATGCAGGAGTCGTTGTGAAGTTTCACTGTCATGGAGATGATGCAAATATTTACAATGGCACAAGTAACTCAATACTTACATATGCATCCCTATCTGGTGAGAGGCTTATAGGAACAATTACTGGAATAGTATCTTAAAAATTTAACTAATATACCTAGTGGATGCTAGGTACAGACAAAGGAGAAAAATAGAATGGCAATAACAAAAGAAATAATAGAAGATAAAATAGAAGTTGTAGGAGACTACAAAACTATACAGGTGCGAACAGCTACAGTCATCAAAGAAGATGGTGTAGAGCTTAGTAGGTCTTTTCATAGACACTCACTACCTTGTTTAAGGTCTGTAAAGAATGATGATGACTCTTGGACACATACCGATACAGACGTGTCTGGAGAGTCTACAGAAGTTCAAGGCATTGCAACAGCAGTGTGGACAGATGCAGCTAAAACTGCAAAACAAACCGCTAACGAAGCAGCAGGAATATAATCATGGCAATAGCATGGGAAATAACAAACACAGAATATAACAACGACTCTGACAAAGGAGTAGTACACGCTGCATGGCAATGTACAAACTCTGAAGTAGTAGGCTCTGGAGACTCAGCAGTAACGCATACAGGCACAGTATCAGGAATGGAGTCTTATACTCCAGATTCTAGTGCTGGTGGTTATGTAGCTTACGATAGTCTTACAGAAGCTAATGTAGTAGCTTGGATAAAAGCTACATTAGGCTCAGAAGAAGTTACTCGTGTAGAAACTAAAGTAGCTGCACAAATTACTAAAAGCAAAACACCACCAACAGCGTGGGGAGTGCCTTGGTAATTTAACATGGAACTAACACCCTATCTGTTTTGGAACATATTCATAACTTTGGTGTTAGCACCAGTCTTATTTAGTATTAAACAAAATACACAAGAAGCTAAACGGATTGATATTCTTTTAAATAAAACTCGTGAAGAACTTGCAAAAGAATACGTAACCAAAACAGAACTCAAAGATGACATGGGAATTCTCATGGATAGAATGGATAAAATTGGAGAAAAGCTTGACAAACTCTTCGAAGTCAAGTAGAATATACATAAAGGCATAAAAATGGCAAGAAAAAAACAACAAAAAAAAAGATTAAAGAAATATAAAGGTAAAACTATTACGGCTAATAGACTTGATATGAGTAAAGGTGGGAGAGTAAAGCTTGCTGTTGGGGGAGGAGATGTTCTAGGGGATGATGGTAGACCAAAAAGAGATGATGGGTATAGATTTAAATTGCCTCCTACTAGAGACAATCTAAATATACTTGATGGCAGAGGTGGCGGAGCTGGTGGTGGTGACGGAACTGGTGGTCAAGGCGGTGGAAACGCTGGTGGTACTGGTGGTGGCGGAGCTGGTGGTGGAGCTGGTGGTGGTGGAACTTCTAGTAACCCTACTGGTACTATACAAGCTTCTACTGAAGGAGTAGAAGACCCTAATAGAAGTGAAAGAACTGTAAGAACAGGAGTAGCTGCAGAACTTAAAGCTGCTGAAACTGATATATTAGAAAGCCCTATAATAAAAACCCCTGAAGCTATTGGACAAACCGGCACTACACTTGAGATGGGAAGTGACAAAGAAATGCAAGACACCGGTGGTGCTACTGCAGGAACTGTTGATACAAGCAGAGAAAGTGTAGATACAGGAACTGCCAAAATAGGCACAGGTCCACAAACAATAGTATCTAAAGATGCACCTACTACTACAGTTGTAGGAAGAGGAACTGATGTAGATGCTAAAACTACAGGTGCTAGAGGTATTGACTCAGTAGCTCCTGTAACTTTAGGAGAAAGAACTTCAGCAGCACAAGTTAAATTTGACGCAGCTGCAATGACTGATAAAGTAGATGCTTTTTTATCTAAAGGTGCTTTTTCTCCAGAAATAACTGCTGATAAAATAAATTTATCTCCTACTGCTGACGCTGAAATACAATCTAGACAAGCTATTACAGGACAAGCAGCTAATACTCCCATAGCTACACAAATTATAGGAGCAGTTGGATATGAAGCTGCTCAACAAAGAGCTGTAAAAGGAATAGAAGCCAAAGGTGCTGCTGCACAAATGATTGCAGAAGTTGGTAATATACCAGAAAAAATTGCTGCTGCTATTGTAGAAGACCCTGCAAGAGTAGAAGCTCAAGTAGATACAAACCCTGTAGAAGTTAATGCTGCTATTGCTGCGTTACCTACAGAAGCTTTAGTGTCTTCACAAATGGAGTCATTGCTAGGTGGCATGGAAGACGGTACAATTCCTATGTGGGCTAGACCTGCTGTAGATGCTGTAAATCAAGGAATGGCTGCAAGAGGAATAAGTGTTTCTACTGTAGGTAGAGATTCTTTGTTTAATGCTATTATACAAACAGCTATGCCAATGGCTCAAAGTAATGCACAAGCTTTACAAACTAGAGCAGCTCAAAATTTAACAAATCAACAACAAGCAAATTTACAACAAGCTAATCAAGAACAACAATTAAGATTACAAAACTTATCTAACCGACAAGAGTCTGCAAGTCAGACTGCACAAATGTCTCAGCAAATGAAGACAATGCAAAGTCAGTTTAATCAAGATGCTGTAATGACATCAGAACAACAAGAACAGCAAATGACAATGCAGAACTTGCAAAACAAACAGCAAGCTGCTATTACTAATGTTCAAAACACTCAGCAAACAAATGTTCAGAATCTAGGTAATGAACAACAAATAAACATGGCAGAGCTTCAAATCGAAGCAGGTGTTGAAGGTGCTAATGTATCTGCTGAGAACCAGCAGTTAATGATAGAGATGCAAAGTGCTGCAGATTTCTTATCTAAAAATGCTGGATTTAAACAGCAAATGGATATAGCTAATTTATCTAATGACCAACAAATGAGATTAGCAAATCTATCTGCATTAAATCAAGCAGGGTCAGAAAATCTTAATGCTGCACAACAAACAGAACTTGCAAATCTTAATAAAACTATGCAAGTTAATCAGCTTACTGCAAGTATAGCTAAAGATATGGGACTTGCACAACTTAATGTTAAGCAACAAACAGCAATACAAAACGCTACTACCCAAGCAAATATGGACATGACTAAGTTTAGTGCTGACCAGCAAGTTGAATTAGCTAATAGTAAATTTATGCAAACAGTATCTTTAACTGATATGAATGCAAAACAACAAGCTATTATGCAGGATGCAACAGCATTAGCATCAATGGATATAGCTAATTTAAATTCTAGAGAAAGATTATCTGTTGAAAGTGCTAAGAATTTTTTATCGTATGATATGGCTAATCTTAATAATCAACAACAAGCTAGTATGATGCAGTCTCAACAAAGACAACAATTATTATTATCAGACCAAGCTGCTTTAAATGCTTCTGCACAATTTAATGCACAAAACGAAAATCAAACTGCTCAGTTCATGTCAAGCATGGCTATGCAAATGGAACAATTTAATACTACACAGCTTAATGGAATGGAACAATTTAATGTTTCAAATATAAATTCAGCTGAAGCAAGAAGAGTGGGTAATGAGTTACAAGCATCTTCATTAGATGCTCAATTACAATCAGACGTGTCTAAATTTAATAGTCAACAAGATGCTGCTAGAGAACAATTTAATACTCAACAAGCTACAATTATAGACCAGTCTAATGTAGAGTGGAGAAGAAAATCAAATACTGCTGATACTGCTGCTAGAAATGCAGTGAATCAACAAAATGCACAAAATGCTTTTGGTTTAAGTTCTGCTGCTAATAATTTTTTATGGCAAGAACTAAGGGACGAAGCTGACCAAGATTTTAAAAGATGGGATAATGACCAAGAAAGAAAAGCTGCTTTGCTTGTTGCTGCTTTAGGAAACTCAGAAGGCGTAAATAAAAAAGACTCTTGGGATTCAAATATGACAGGAATTGCTGATTTATTAAACGGATGGTTAGAAGGTTAATTAAGGATATATTATGGGAAAATTAAGAAAGTTAGGTAAGAAAATAGGTAAGGGAATAAAATCTGTAGGAAAAAAACTTAAGAAAGGCTTTGGTAAAATAGCCGGTGCTTTTGGAAAGTTAGGTCCTCTAGGCAGTATAGCTTTATCTTTCATGCTTCCGGGAATTGGTAACTTCCTTACCGGCATGGCTGGCACAGGAGGGGTTACTGGTTTTATAGGTAACATAGCTGTAGAAATAAGTAAGGCAGCAGGGGCAGTTAAAAACGGTGTAGGTAAAGTTTTTAGTAGAGTTACAGATGCTATTGAAGGAGGCATGAATGCTGTTAGTAAACCTTTTATGAAAGAAGGAGCTAGAGGAGCAGGTAGTGCTTTTAGAGATTTTGTAAGCGAAACAACTAATGGTTTTGTTGATAAATCTACAGTTGGGTTAGAAGATAAAATAATTCCAGATACATCAAGAACATTTACATTTAAAGATGGTACAACTAGGACTGTTACTACAGAAGGAAGCGTTGTAACTCCTGATATGCAAGTAGGCAATGTTAAAGCAGTTAAAATACCACAAAGCCCTAAAGGAATGACAGACCCTGTTTATATGGATGGAGTAGATGGCAATCTAAAAAAAGGTTTTTATGAATCAGCTGATATAGATATATATAATAGAGGTGTTGATTCAACTGTAGATATTGAAACAGGTAAATTAACTGAAGCAGTAGCTACCGGTCCTTTACCTTCGGGACAAGCTTCTATTAAATCTTCAGGAGGCTTAGATAAACCGCTTGCTGTTAAAGGAAGTATAAAAGAAAGAATTAAAAACAGTGATGCTTTTGGAACTTATAAAAAACTTCAACCTATTGTATCAGTAGGTAGTGAGATGAATGCTGCAGCAGACCTAGAAGAAGCAGAAAGACTACAACTAGCAGCTCAGACATCTGCTTATTTTGCAAACGAAGCAAAAAATATGTTAGGCTCAAGACCGGTTAATGCAGGCGTAGAGTATTTTGATTTTAATAATCCTGCTCCTACAGAAACACAGTTATATAATTTACAAAATTCTTACAGTGGAATACTAGGGTAACTCATGGAAAATAATATAGTACCAAAACAAATGGAAGATGTCATGATGGAAGGACCTGTTCCGGGACAGTCATTAACTAATTCACCTGACCAAGCATATCCTTGGGAAGGAAAACCTAAATATACATCGGTTAAAGATGCTAGAGAAGAAATATTTTTACAATTACTAGACCCTAAAAAACTTGAAGGCGTACAACAGTTAATGATGAATGAAGTATCTGTAAACGCAATAGCTCAAATGGTTTTAACTGACGGATTTAAAACAGGTAAATTTAATCCTGACCTTATGTTAAATTTATTAGAACCTACAATGTATATGCTAATGGCTATCGCAGAAAAATCAGGTATTGAGCCAGTTATAGAAAGCGAAAATGATGAGGATGACGAAGACGAAGCTGCTGTAGGAGTAGCAGAAAGAAATAATTTTATAAAACAAGGTGGTAGATTTCAAGACGCAGTAGTTCGTAATATAAATCCAGCTTCTGTAGGTGGAGATATTAAACAAAGATTAGAAACTTTAGATAGTGAAAAAATGAAACAAAGTATTTTACAAAAGCCTAGTCCAAAATTACCCACAACAGAAAGTTTATTAGGAGAACAGAATGGCAGATGATATAAGTAGTATACTGGGTGACGGTCAGACAATGGAGCAACTAGGAAGTTCTTTATTGCAAAAACAAGCTACGGACAGAGCTGCAACACAAAAGGCAGATAAAAAATCTAGAAGAGTAGGACAAGCTTTAGCTGTTATGGGAGTAGGTCAAACAATATTTAAAAATGCCTATAAGAAAAGAATGGGAGAATTAGATAAACAAGAAACTTTTTTATTATCTAACCAAGCTTCTCAGCTTAAAGACATTCAAATGGTAACTCGTATAGTTCAAAACATGCCAGACCAAGCATGGCAAGATTCACATAAAGATAAATCAATAGATGAAAAAGTTAAAATATATTTAGAAGAAGGAAGAGGTAAGGGTTTAAATAAAAAGTTTGAGCCTATAATTGATTCAGCAATAAAACAAGGCAATAACTATACTGATGAAAGATTTCTACAATTTAAATCAAGACAAAAAGATGAGTATAATAATGTCCGTGACAACGCTATGCATAATTTATTAAATGATTATTTTAAAGAAGACGAAAATGGTAAAGCTAAATATTTTGGATTTGAAACAGAAATGAGAAAATTATTAGACACTCCAGATAGTATGGATAAAATTGCATTATTTAAGAAAAGTCTTAATTTAACTATTGACGAATTATCTAGAAACGAAAGAAGATTTATTCAAGAACAAAAAGATATATATTCTAATAAAGGTGTAATAGGAACTTTTAAAGATGGTTTATCTCAAATGGGACTGAAGATGGAAGAGAAAGGAAATACTAATTTATTTAAAAATATAAATGCTATTACTTTACAAGGTGGTGGATTAGAAGATGTGTTAAATGATTTAAGTATTAAAGGTGCTCTAATAGGTTCTATTGATATGAGTTTAGCAGATTCTAGAATGCATACCGTAGGGGCTGAAAATGAATTTTTAAGTGACCCTGATGCCATGGCTAATGTAGATATATATTTAGACGAGTTTACAGAAGATATAAAAGAAGGAAGTTTTAATAATCGAAAATATAATAAAGAAAATAAATTTATGCTTGCTGTAGATAGTGAAGGTCTTTGGAAAAAATATAGAAGAGACATAACTGGTTCTATTGAGTCGGTTTGGAAAAAAGACATAGGTACTTTAGTTAAGCTATTTGCTAATGACCCTGACTTTGCAAAAAGTGCTTACTTTGGAAGTTTAAATGCAAACGGTATTTCATATACTAAAGAAGAAGTTTCTACATTTGACAGATTAATTAATGATAATAAATTTAGACATAACATTGCTATAGCTGTAACAGCTAGAGAAGGTTTTATAGAAAACGAAAGTTGGTCAACTAATAAAACTTATGATGCTGGTAATGTTATAGAAGACTTAGAAGGAAGATATGGTTATGATAGTGAGACAGGAATTTTACCAGAGTTATTTGATAAAGGTTTAACTTTTAGTAAAAAAACAAACGGTTATAAAGCTACAGATTATTATAATAAACAATCAAAAGAAGCACAACGAAGAATGTACTCTAATGAAATTAATAAAATTTTTAATTCTGAAAATATTAACGACAGAGAAAAAATGTCTCAAGTAAATGTTCTTTTTGATACGTTAGATAATCCAGTAGGTTTAAATTTTCAAGATTATATGAAGGCTTATCCTGCAAAATTACAATCAAATATTTATTCAAACTCTGCTTTACAAGTATATGCAGACCCATTAAAATCTTTTGGCTCATAAATTAAATGCAAAATTATAGTAACATATACGACAAAATAGAAAACGATTATTCTAAATTAAATAAAGAAGAACTAGAAAAATTAAAACTAGAAAAACAAGGACAGTTTTATAAGTCTACTCATATAGATAGTTCTTCTGAAGAAACTAATGAAGGATATAATTCTTTGGTAGGAGACGTTAATGATAGAATTAATAGTTCGTTTGAACTTAAAGATGTTGCTACTAAGAAAAAAAGTCTTACTGAGCTAGCAGCCGATGAAGAATTTTCTATGCGTAGTGAAAGATTTTTAGAAGGCGTAGCAAAGAATGAAAATATTTTTGAATACTTAAGAGACTCTGAATATAGTTTAAGCTCGGCTATGGTTCGTTCTTTTCAAGCAGGTAAGTGGACAGAAGAACAAAAAAAAGATTATACTTATTTACAAAGTGAGTTTATGAATGCTGATGTAAAAGGTTTTAGAGAGAATTTTGGAATGGTTAAAGATATGGGAGGAGATATTTTACTAGACCCTTTAAATATCCTTAGTCTTTTGTTTGCTATTCCTAGTGGAGGTCAATCATTAACAGCTAACGCTGCATTGGCTACTGCTGCTAAAGTAGGCGTATCAGCTCTAGCAAAAGAATCATTTAAACAAACAGGTAAATTAGCAGCTGTTACTGCATCTGAAGGTGCGGCTTGGGGTGGACTACATAATTATTTTAGTCAAGATATAAATGTTGATATAGGAACTCAAAGTCAAATTGATTTTGGAGAGGTAGCTTTAACTACGGGACTAGGAGCTGGTCTTGGTGGTACTCTTGGTAGTGGTATAGGTACTCTAGCAAATGCAGCTAAAGGAAGATTTTATTTAAATTTTGCTGCAAAAGAATTTAAATATGCGAATGAGTCAACTGTAGATTTATTAAACCCTACCCAAGGAAAATTGTTTGAAGATGATGCAGAACTTTTTGTAGGACCTCAATTAAGAAAACAAGCTAAAGAGTTACACGAAATTGATGAAGCTTTAGATGACCAGTTTACAGGTCCTTTACAGCCTTTAGGTGCTGAAGAAGGAGGTACTTTTTTTAGTGAAGAGTTTATAGACAAAGCAAACAGGGGTAAAAATAAAATACAAAGTAAACTTTCAAGAGCTTCTTATTTTTTACTAGGTAAATCAACTTCAGAATTTGTAGAGTTAGTAGATGACAATCCTTTAATAGGAGACTTTTTAAGAAAATTAAGGACAGACTATGATGTAGGTTTTATGAAAGCAGGCAAGACAGGGCTTATTAAAAACAAAACAGTTAATGGTCCTGAAGCAGAAACTGAATTTAGTTTTGGAGAAATACTTGGTCAAACTTTTGGTAAGTATCAATTTGGAATGATGAAAGCTTTAAACCCATTAAGAAGATTTGGGTATTTTGGAAGACTAAGCCAAGAAAGAAATGAATCACTTACTACTTTATTTAGAGATAAAAGATTATATTCTAAAAAAGAAACAAATGAACTTACTGGAAAAATAACTTACAAATCAAACATCGAAAGTTTTTTAAATAAAGATGGAACATATACTACTAAAGTCAATGGTATTGATACCACGTTAAAATTAAACTCAGATGCTATAGAAAGTTTTAAAGAAATAAGAGCTTTACTTGACGAAGGATTTGATGAGGCAAGTGCTCTTGGTTTATTCCAAAAAGATACTATTAATAAAAGAGGATTTTTACCAAGACTATATAAATACGATGTGCTAGATAAAAACCGTGATGAGTTTGAAGAAAAATTAATTGCTTCTGGACATGCAGACCCTGTTAATACAAAAAATAATTATAAATTTGAGGTTGAGTATTTAGAAGACGGAGTTAAAAAAGTAAGGCTAGAAGAAGGAAGCATACATAAAGAAGTTGGATTAGACGAAAATGTTTTTGGAAGAGATTTTTTAGAAGACGCTGGTGGTGATATGGCTGAAGCTAAAAAAAATAAAGCTCGGGCTATTGTTCAAGAAATGTTAGACCAAAGATTTACTCCGTTTGAATTAAGAAATAAAGGAAGGTCAAATGCTGCTGGGTTTATGCAAGCTAGGAGATTTCAAAATATAAAAGATAATGATATTGCTAAGTTTTTAGAATCAGACGTAGAGGCAATCTTAGGTGGTTACTTTACTAACCTATCACAATCTATGGCTCGTAAAAAAATGTTTGGGGCTACTTTAAGTGAATGGGAAAAGGGTACTTTAACTCCTATACTAGACAATATGAGAGCTCTTAAAAATAAAAATGGCTCAAAAAAACATACATATCAAGAAGTTGAAGACGTACAAAAAAGATTAACAAGAATGTTTAAAAGAGCTACAGGATTAGAAACATTTAGTTCTTCTAGTTTAAGAACAAACGCCACTTTAAGCACAGGAAAAGATATTTTATTACTTTCTCAACAAGCAGCATTACTACCGTTTGCTACGTTATCTAGTATTACTGAACCTTTAATATTATTATCAAGAGTTAGTTTAGCTGACACCCCTGAGACACTTGCTAATATTGGATTTGCTTTAGGCAAACAAACACAGTCTAGTTTTAGAAGAATGGGTCAAGGAATAAAAAGAACCCTTGGTAAAGCTGAAGATAAAATTAAAGGTCAAGTAGATGAGACGGGTGGTGTTGGAAACATTGCTGATTATGATGACGAAGTGTGGACTGAGTTATATCAAACAGGATTAGCTTTAGACCAAGCAGTTCTTGAAAGAATAGAAGGTTTAGCTGGGGCAGGTGTCGAAGGCGGAACGGCTAAAAAATTACAACAAATATTTTTTAAAACTAATTTCTTAACTCCTTGGACAAAGGCTGTACAGCTTGCTTCTTTTACTACAGGCAAAAGAATAATAACTCAACATGCTAAAAAGTTAGCTACCGGCAAAGGTTTTACCGGTGAAATAACTGATAGTGGCAGACAAAAACTTGTAAATGAATTAAATCAATTAGGTATAGATGAAAAAGAAGCAGTTGCGTGGTACAAAAAATCTTTAAATAAAGAAGGTGAGTTTGATACTAATTTATCTCGTGGTATAAATGGAAGAGGTGGTATTATAAGAGATAAATCTTCTAAAGCTTTTGGTAACGATTTATTTTATCAAAGAAATGTACTCGGTGGAGCTAACAGATTTACTAAAGAAATTATTTTAAACCCTAGAGCAGCAGAAGCTAACAGACCTGATTGGTTTGGAATGCCTGCATCTCAATTTTTAATTCAGTTTGCTGGTTACCCTACGGTATTTAACAACACTATTTTAAAAAGAATGGTAAATGATTTGTCTCCTATAAATAGAAAGCAAAAAGGAGGCATAGAATACAATTCTAATTTCCACCACAACGCTGCAAAAACTTTAGGAACTATGGCATTAATGACTACCGTAGCACATTTTGGTAATGAAATAAGAAGTAATGGTACTAATAGTATTGATAGAACAACAGGCAAAAGAAAACCAGAAGGTGAAATTTTACAATCAGCCATTAGAAGATGGGGTGGTTTTGGACCATATGATTATATTTCAAAATTTAATAACGAGCAAGAAAGAGGTTCTGGAGCACCGGCTGCCCTAGCAAAATCTTTAGGAGGTCCAGCACCTCAACAATTATTAGATGCTGTAGCTTATAGAAAAGGTTTTGGTGAAATGTTTGCTACAAGTCTACCTTACTATGGAACTTATGATGTTATTTTTGGTGAAGGAACTAAGAAAAATCTAAGAGCTAGGGCTAGAGGAACATATAAAGAAGAAGTAGTTCCTACTGTTAGTTTTGGTGGTGTGTCTTCAGGTAAAAAAAGAAAGAAAGACCCAAGTAAAGTTACTTTTGCAAAAGGTGGCATAGTTAAAAATGTACCTAATGTAACAGACGAGCCTGATGAAATGCAGAGTAGAGTAACAGGACAACCTTTTAATTCTACATCAGAAGCCGCACAAGATATTACAGATAGAGAGCTTAGAGGACAGATGGAAGGACTAGGCATAAGTAGACAACAAAAAGCTATAGGTGGGATAGTAAGTTTAGCAATTAAAAAAGTTAATGCTTTATTAAAAAGAAAAATTAATGTTAATAATCAAAAAGAAATAGAAAATTTTATTGAAGAAAGTCAAGTAGCTCAAGATTTATTAAGAGAAGAAAAAGAAAAAATATTTAATAACTGGATGCTTAATCAAGATGAACAAACAATAAAAAACTTACAGAAATTAGATACTAAAACACAAATAAATACTAATGTTCCAATAGAAGAATATACATATCAAACAAATTTATTTAAAGAAGAATTACTTGACACTCCTGAATATTTAAAAATCTATAAAGATAATCCTATTTTAAAAGAGATAGATGAGTTAGAAGAAAAAATAGTTAATAAAGAAATAGATTATCTTTTAAGTAATAAAAGAGAGCCTTTTGTAATTGGTGGAATAGCAAAAGCTTTAACTAAAACTATTGACAATGCTGCTAGTAAAAGAGGTAAGAAATTAAGAAAGAGTTATTTAGATAGAAGCCATTTAGAAAAATTAGATGAAACTGTAGATGAAAGATTTGTAAGTTTAACAATGATAAAAGATTTATTAGAAGATAAAGATATTACTATAACAGAAGCGGTAGATGTTTTAAAAGCTGGTGGATATAAACAGTCTGTAATAAATAAATTTATCAGACCATACAAGGAAATAGGATTAAACTTATGAGTATATTTAAAACATTAAAAAGTCTTTTATCTAGGGATGATGAGCCTAAAGAATACTCAGTAGCTAAAGGAGATACTTTATCCTCTATTGCTAAAAAAAATAATACTGATGTAAGTAGTTTAATAAAAGCAAATAAAATTAAAGATGCTAATTTAATTCAACCTAAACAAAAAATAGTAATACCTAAAAAAGAAATTAAAATGCCGGCTAGTGTTAAAGCTAATAACAATGATTACAGTGTAAAACAAGGAGATACTTTATCCTCTATTGCTAGGAATAATAATACAAGCTTACTTAAATTATTAGAAATTAATAACTTAGAAAATCCTGATATTATAAATATTGGAACTAAATTAAAAATGCCTGTTAATATGAAACAACAAAGGATAGAAAGAGAGAAAAAAAATAATTATATAATTAAAAAGGGTGATAACTTATTTGATATTGCTAAAAATAATAATCTTAATTTACAACAACTGCTAGAAGCTAATCCTTTAATTAAAAATACTAATCAAATTAACGTAGGAAGAGAAATAACTGTTCCTCAATTTGGAAACATTTACAAAGCTGAAGCTGAAGAAAGAAGAAATTTACCAATAGAAGAACCTCAAGAAAGTTTTATACCTTCTAATCTTAAACAACTTGTTTATGATATTAATCCTATTAATAGAATTAAAAGAAAATATAATATGAATATGGGTGATTTTACAGAAGGAGATTTAACACCGGCTGAATATAAAGCTGCAAAAGTATTAGCTAAGAGAGCATTAAAAGACGGAAGAAATAATATAACTTATGATGATTTTGCTACTGGAGACGATGTAGGTGCTGGTAAATCAATGAGTTTAAAAGAAGCATATTTTAAATTTAAAAATCCTATGTACTCTTTAAAAACTTTAGTTGGTAGAGGTACTCTTGAAATAAATAATGCGGGTGAGACTGTCATTGTAGACAGGTATAATTTCAATGAAAAAGAAGCTTCTTCAGTTAGAGACTATGCACAAAAAATAGCTAGAGTAGTAAGCGACCCTCTCTACGGTGTATTTAGAGAAGCAGGAAGTGTGTTTGGAAGTAATGAAGGTGAAGGTAGTTATGTTAGATTAAACTTAGGAAAATTATAATGAATATAGAATTATGTAAAGAACAAATAAAAAGACACGAAGGCGAAGTACTAAACATCTACGAAGATAGTTTAGGTTATAAAACTCTAGGAGTTGGACACCTCTGCAAACCGCAAGACCCTGAATATGATTGGGCAGTAGGTACTTCTGTATCTCAAGAGGTTGTAGACATGTACTACAAAGATGATTTTGTTACTCACTTAGCAGAAGCTATACATATCTTTGGAAGCGAAGAAAGTTTTTATGACTTGCCTGAAGACATACAACATGTGTTAGTAAACATGTGTTTTAATCTAGGCGGAACAAGACTATCTAAATTTAAAAATATGATTAAAGCTTGTAAAGAACATGATTGGAAAGAAATGGCTGTACAAATGGAAGACAGTAAATGGTACGGACAAGTAGGTAGACGTAGTAAAGAATTACAAGATATAGTATTAGGAGCTTGAAATGAAAGGATTATTAAAAAACATAATAGGAGCTGTTGCACCTACATTAGGTACTGCTTTAGGCGGACCAATGGGGGGAATGGCAGCTAACATGATATCAGAAGTGTTAGGTGTTCCTAATACTCCAAAGGCTATAGAGAAAGCTATAGCAGATGCAACGCCTGAACAAATGTTAGAACTTAAAAAAGCTGAACAAGCTTTTGAAATACAAATGAAAGAACTAGAAGTAGATGTATTTGCTTTAGAGACAGCAGATGTACAAGATGCTAGAGGTAAGTTTAGTAAGGACTGGACAGCCCGTATAATGGGCATAGCTGTTGTTGGTGGATTCATGGGATATATATTCTTAGTAACACTACAACCGCCTGAACAGAACTCTGAAGCCCTTATAAACCTTGTGTTAGGTTATCTTGGTGGTTTAGCAAGTGCTGTTATATCATTTTACTTTGGAGCTTCTAACACTCAAAAAGACTAATGGATGTAGTATCAGTCATAACAGAACTAGGCTTTCCTATTGCAGCAGCTCTAGGACTAGGCATGTTTGTCTGGAAACTTATCAATAGAATCATTGATGGTATGGAAACTAAACTAGATACTTTAGATGAGAAGGTTCAGACAGCTTTAGATACTATGGAAGAAAGAGTATCTACAAAATTAGATAGTCAATACGGTATTATAGTAGCCTTGATTGATAGGGTAAGAGCTTTGGATAATCAAAGCATTAGACAAGATGTACTCTTGAAAACATTACTAGGAGTACCCAACTTAATAGATATAGGAAAGATAGCGAAAGCGGATAGGGAAGATGAACGTAAAGATTAAATTAAAACCAACA